CGTCAAGAAGTTGTCAATAAATGGTCATTAAAACTAGTGAGCACACATAGTTTTACCAGCGGATATGCATACTTTTTATCTTTAAGATTCTTATCAGGTTTCATTAAGTAACACAGCGTAATAATGCACAAAAAACGCCACCTTTTGTAAGATGGCGTTTAGCGAAGATATATAATGCCTTGGCTATGATTCTTTGTATGCTACCAACATAGAAGAGCCAATATATGCCATTGCGCTAGCGCCTGTAAAAACAACTGCCAAGTCGGATAATCCAGTTAGAAAAATCTTAAGGCTAGCGGCGTTTTCCGCTTTTTGAGAAGCGTCGTAATCATAACCCTTATACGTAAAGGATTCTGCTCTAGTTACATCTTGCTGCGCCTTTTCTACAGCACTTTCAGCTAGTATTGTTCCAAAAGAACAGATGAGAAGTACAACTATTGATCCTATAAGCACCTTCTTTGCTGTTGCAGCATACTTCTTAATCGGAGATAGCTGTTCTTCTGTAGGTGTTGCTGTTGTTGCGTTTGTATTTTCTTCCATTTCGTCCTCCAGAACATAAATCAATATTTAGATCTTGTCGTAAATTTGTTCTGATCTTAACAGACCTAAAAGCGCTGGGTTAACGTAAGTAGGGGCTACCAGGAGGCGGCTTTTGCCGCCTTCCTTATTTTTATCGGTATACAATCCCAAATTCATTACATCCCTTACCCATTTAACACGCATCACTTGTTTAAGCGTAGATAAATAGAACTCTATTATCTTTTGACGAGGCAGATAAGCTATTACCCGTTCAATACGCTCAATATTTATGTGAACGGTAATTAGTGTCTGAGCGGAGAGATAATATGGAACATGTGTTCTCTATTTAACCGATGATTGATTGGGGCTACGCATGACATCAACAATATCTTGCAACGAAACGCCAATACCTTCTGCAATTACACAGGCTTTATCAAATGTTGGGTTATTGATTTTTCCATTTGCCAATAAAGCAACATAGGCAGTCGATAAACCAGTTTTTCTCGCATAGTCTGCCTGCGTTATACCGCTACGGTTAAATAAAACTACAAACGCTTGTCCAAAAGTCATGCGTGTTCCAATCATCGTGGTCTATAAAGGATTATAGCAGTTACTAAAAATATTTTGCAATTTTCTAAAATTGTCGTTGATTTACTAAAACGTTTTAGTAATATTGTTGTTGCGTACTAAATTATTTTAGTAAAGGGGGTGTAGAAAATGAATACACAAACAGTTACCGAGCGTTTAGGTGCTTATTGTTCTGTTAATGGTGTAAAAAAGCATGCTATTGCTTCTGAACTTGGGCTAACGCTGAACTCTTTAAACAATAAGCTCACTGGAAAAAGCCCGTTCCTCTTCGATGAAGCACTAAAACTCGCAGACATTCTTGAGTGCTCTATTGATGACTTTAATAAGCCACCAGTTTATACGGTGTCTAAGTAGACATCTTGTTTCGTTGAGCACGACCAGTACCTTTTCAACCGAATAAACCGAACTGAGCTGTGCAAGAAAAGAGGTGGTCATGAAAACATACCTCTTATGGTTTTCCAACAATCGACGGTTTTATATGGTCGATGCCAATTCTTTTGATGAAGCAGCGGCTGTAGGAAAAGACATGCAGAATGAAATAACAGGAAAACTTATGACCATTGCAGACGTAGAGATCTTCTCACATAAGTCTAGAAATAAGACCGCCAACAAATGCAGCAAAAACCCATTTAAGAGATTCAAAAAGTATCTCAAAGAAAATGTATTTACCTCTGGCGTATAGCAGAAACATAACAGGCATATCTAGTTGTGCTATATAGCCATCCCCTGTGTTGAATTGCATTTGTATGGTCTGCTGAGATAGTTCTATGAGTTTAAGTTCTTTAAGCTCGTCAAGCATGTTTTGCTCATAAGTAGCAACATCTACCGTGCTATTACGCAGCCTGTTATATATGTAATTCTTTTCTCCCAAGTGCTTTCTGATTTTTAGTAGATAAACAAGCAGATAAATAGGGACACGTTCCATTTTTACCTCCTACTACTATCAGCAAATCTATATACGCTCAGCTCAGTTCGGTTTATTTGGGGATTGTACCTTTTCAACCGAATAGACAGGAATATAGCGGCGGATTGGAGTTTCTCATGGGAAACGAAAAGAATACCGAAAAGGTAACTATTTCAATGAAGCTTGTTTCTCCGAACCTGGAGTCTTTTATCAAAAAGGTAAAAGAAGCTTCAGCAGCTATAAACGAATTGGAAAAAGCTGCTGAAATTCTCGTAAAAGATTTTGGCGAGATTAAAACTCAGACCAATCAAAAGTAACGGCAACTGTTTCACCGCAATGCGGGCAAATGTTATCACCGTTTATCATTTGGAATGGCTTGCTACAGAAAGGGCAATCCATTTCGACACCACCCTCTTCTATTAACTCTCGTGATGTCTCTTTAACGTTTTTGATTAAGTCGCGTTTAAATCTTTCCATATCGCTCTTGCTCGAAATGTCGTACTCATTCTGCATCTTATACACCTCCTCAACTGCGTAGTATGTCGCCGCTATATTCCTGCCTATTTGGGGATTGTACCTTTTCAACTGAATACCAGATATGACGTAAACCGGGGGAACCGGCAACGCCCGCTATCTGCATGTTGGCAGCCCTCACATGAAGAACTGTCAGTTTTACACATATCTATAAAAAGAGGTGCAATGGAACAAAAAACCTACCCACAGCTGCTTACCGTTGCACAAGCAGCGCATATTCTTAATGGTGCGCCGTATTCAACAATTACAGCAGCTTGCAGAGACAAAAAGATTTTTGCCGTAAAGATTGGCAAGCAATGGCGCATAAACACACGCAAGCTTGCTGAGCAATATGGCTTAGATATTGAAATAGACAAATAAAGCCCCTACCAACGTTTTAGCCGACCACGGTTAGGGGCTTGTCCCTATGAAAGAAGGACAACTTTATGTTACACGAAATGTGGCTTGGTTTGTTTGACTTGTTTTATTACTCAACCATAAAAGACTGGCTTTGTTCATTTAGCATCGTTATCTTGGCTATCGCTTTTATGTGGGCAGCATCTATTTTGTGGTAAGAGAGGTAAATATGAGTAGCCCCTCTAAAGCCAAAGGCACAAAGTTTGAAAGCCTTATCCGCGCTTACTTACGTGATCGCCTTAAAGATGACCGTATAGACCGTAGAGTACTCCATGGCACTAAAGACCAAGGAGATCTTTACAACATCTTTGCTCATGGCCACGAAGGTATAGCTGAGTGTAAAAACCACAAGACAATAACGCCAGCACTATTAGATGACTTCAAGCGCCAGACGCTTATTGAAAAGGCGAATGCAGGCGCTGATTTTGCTTTGCTTATTGTTCACAAGCCAAGGTGTGGCGCTAGCCGTGTAGGAGACAACGATTGTTACCTTACTCTTGATGATTTTCACAAGATAGAAGGTTGGCACTTGCCACTATACGACACACAAGACATATGGGTGCGCATATCGCTAGAAGATGCTTGCAAACTTATAGCAGGTGAGTATTTTGGATAACCCATCAAACCAAATGCAGCTTGACGGCCTTGGAATGAGCGGAGAGCTGCTTATGAACAAAGCTCGAAGCTGGGTAGCCGCTCATGAAGATGAATGGGGCTACTACCTCCAAATTGCACTCATGGACTCTTGTGGTGGCTATGCATCACCTAATTTTGTACTTCAATCCATGCGACGGCGCTACAAGATAAGTATCCCTAATGAGTATGCAGCGCCTTTAGCACGCATAGCTATGGAGCAAAACAAGCACATTGCATTTCATCTTAAAAAGTCAAAGACAGATGGCTATACAACCGCTGTTATTTAGGAGTAACAATGGCCAAAGATACCGTTGAAGAGGTTAAAGCTACAGTTATCGAAGATAACCTTACCGTACTAAGCGATTCACAAAGGTGGATCTGTGCGGTTAAAGAGCGCGTAGCCGAGGTCGTCCAAGATTTTATGCCCCATGAGATTACCAGTGAGCAAGACTACAAACAATCAAAACGTGAGCGCACGCAATCGCGCAAAGAGATTAAAGCGATACAAGATGACGCAACAGAGCGGCTGCGTGCTATTAAAGAAGCGGTAAAAGAGTTTGAAGCTGCCAAGCGTGATGCTCTAGCGCCGCTTACAACCATTGATGAGAGCTACAAACACTACATCAATAACTATGAAGCCTTAGTAGTTGATTCTAAGCTGCAAGACGTGGAAGCCGCTTATATGGACTACGCACCAGCTTTGGTTGAGCTTGTCCCCTTTACCAAGCTTTGTGAGAAGTACGCTGCTGACGAGAAGTGGGAAAACATTGGTACCAACGTTGAGGTAATCAAGCAAGCACTCTATGAGCATGTAGACCAAATTGGACAAGACGAAAAGACCATTGAAGCACAACCAGTAGACGAAGTTGAAAAGCAGGCTATGAAAGCAGACTATTTCGCAAGCCTTGATTTAGGTGAAGTGCTACGCAAGTCTTCTGAGCGTCTACGTGTAGCTGAGCTTGAGCGCAAGCGTGCACAGGCTCTTGAGCAAGAGCAATTAGAACAAGCACGCATACAAGAAGAAGCAATCAAACAGCAAGCTGAACAGGTTATAGAAGAGGTGTTTACACCGGCCCCACAGCCTTCTCAAGCACCTCCCGCACCAGCTCCAGTAGCTTCACAGCCCCAACAAGCTCACGGGTGGGTTGTATGTATTGACAGCGCTACTCGTGAACAAATGGCTCAACTTGCACAGATGCTAAAAACCATTGGTGTGAGCGGCTCTATCAAATCAGGAAGTCTTGAGGAGGTTATCAATGCCAACAACTAATAATAAGCCGCTAAGAGAAAAACTACTTGATGTGCAGTGCGCACTTAAGGTACCAAAAAATCAATATAACACGTTTGGTAAGTATTATTACAGGAGCTGTGAGGATATTTTAAACGGGCTAAAGCCCCTACTCAAAGAACAGGGCATCAGTCTTGTTATTAGCGATGATCTTATACAGGTTGGTGAGCGTTATTACATCAAGGCGACTGTATCTGTAACTGATGGTACAGATAAGATAAGCGCTTATGCGTATGCGCGTGAAGCAGAGTCCAAGAAAGGCTCTGACGTATCACAGGTAACCGGTATGGCATCGTCCTACGCCCGTAAATACGCTCTAAACGGGCTATTTGCTATTGATGATTCAGTAGACGCAGACACCACTAACATTTCTTCTGAGACTCAAACAGACACGTCTATCAATGGGCCATTTATCGCTAATTGTAAGCATTGTGGTACCCGCTACTCGTTTGAGAGCCAAGAGCAATACCAGGCATTTATTGCTAACCCGGGCTGTTGTGCTGCACCTGATTGGCAGATGGAGTAATGGGAACCTATTCTGGGCAAGGTGACTACGCCGAGCTTATGGAGCTTTTAGATACGCTGCAAGACACCGTACAGCACCTAAGAGAGAGCGGTACACAGCTTGCGTATCGTGAGATGGATTACCGCAAGGCTTTGCGTCTAAAGATCCTAGATGAGCGTGAACTTAAAACGCCTGTAACCATTATCTCAGACATATGCCGTGGAGATCCAAATATTGCTGAGTTAAAGCGTGCGCGTGATTGCGCCGAAGCGATGTACAAGGCAGATCTTGAGTCAATCAACGCGACCAAAACAGTTATCAGAGTTATCGAAAACCAAATAGATCGTGAATGGTCAAATCAAAAATAGGAGAACAGATGAGTATCAACAAAGTTATGCTCACAGGCAACCTCACGCGTGACCCAGAGCTTAAAAGTTCAATTACTGGTACAGCAATTCTATCTTTTGGTATTGCTGTCAATGAGCGTCGTAAGAATAACTCTACAGGAGAGTGGGAAGACATCCCTAACTTCGTTGACTGCACTATGTTTGGTAAACGAGCCGAAGCGGTAGCGCGCTTTATCTCCAAGGGTTCTAAGGTTGCTATTGAAGGTAAACTTCATTACAGCTCTTGGGAGCGTGACGGTCAGCGTCGTAGCAAGCTTGATGTAATCGTGGATGAAATTGAGTTTTTAAGCCGTCAGGAAGGTGTACAGCAATCTACGCACCGTCCTGCGCCACGACCACAGACAGCGCCAGTACTACGTTCTGCACCACAGGCAGCACCAGCACCACAAGCACAAGCTGAGCAAGTACCGCTTGATGCTTATTACATGGATGAAGACATCCCATTTTAATAACTAGTCGAGTGCGTCATTTTTGGCGCACTCTTTTCTCTCAAGGAATACTGTTATGCAAATTATGGATTCAATCATAGATGGCATTTATACGCTTCCTGATACACAGATGCGCAACGATGCCATAGTCACAGTTACCAACTATCTTTATACAGGCAAGATAGATGATGATATCGACCCTGTTGTTAAAGCTATGATCATTTCATGGCTTCCTGTTCTTGGCGAATCACGCAATAAGAGCCTTGCAGGCAAACGCGGTGGAAAATCTGTCAAAAAACAGCCTGTACAGAAGCGTAATTCTGCTTCCGAAGCAAAAACCGCAAAAAGTGAAAAGTGCTTAGAGGACAAAGCAGAACAAAATGAAGTTTTGCTTACCGAGGCACAAGCAGATAAAAACACTGATGTGCTTACCGAAGCAGAAACAGTACAAGATACAGTTTTGCTTACCGAAGCAGAAACAGTACAAGATACAGTTTTGCTTACCGAAGCAGAAACAGTACAAGATACAGTTTTGCTTACCGAAGCAGAAACAGTACAAGATACAGTTTTGCTTACCGAAGCAGAAACCGCAAAAAGTGAAAAGTGCTTACCTAAGCAAAAACACCAAAATGTGCAATCTTGCTTAGGTAACGGAAGGGAAGGGAATGGAAGGGAATTAAAAGAAACACTCTCTAACGAGAGTGTAAAGAAAAACTCGCGTTTTTCTCCGCCCACCCCCGAAGAAGTTCGGGAATACGCCAATTCGCGCAACATTTCTATCGATTCAGAGCATTTCTGTGACGTTTATGCAGCTAAAGGCTGGAAAGTTGGCACTTCTCCAATGAAAGATTGGCGTGCTGCTGTGCGAAATTGGGCGCGACGAGAATTAGCCAACAACTCACCAAAACAGCAGCAAAATGACGCTTTTTCGCGGTTTGACGTTGTCCCTGACGAGGTGATTTAGCCGATGTCAACAACGTTGTTTGATCTGTTTGAGCGCTACGGTGGGATTATGCCAAAAGGTGGCTTTTCTGCAGATGAAATAGCAGAAATAAACACCATGACGCCTGCTGAATACTACACCGCGCTCCAGGCAGAAGAGGATGCAAAAAGGCGTTCAAACAACCTACAAGCAGGCAATGAACAGCAGGTAAAGCGTCAAATCTTTCTCGATAAGTGCCATAGAGCTGGGATGCCTAAAGCCTATGATGGGTGTGCAGTTGACACAAACCGCGCAAACACAATCGCTGCTAGCTCACGTGGTTTTTGGATTTACGGCAACGTTGGCGCTGGTAAAACACATCTTGCCTGCTCAATCCTCAAAGGCTGGGTAGCAGCAGGAAGATCTGCACGGTTTACCCAAACCTGTGCGATGCTTGCCAATTTACGCGATGCTATGGGCGAGAAAAACGAGGTAGCAGCCACTTCTTCTTACTCAAAAACGCCGCTGCTTATCCTTGATGACCTTGGCAAAGAAGCGCCAACGCCTTGGGCACTAGCCAAGATTTTTGAGATTGTTGATGCGCGTTACAGCTCAGTTTTGCCCACGATTATCACAGGACAACACACACCGAATGACCTTGCAAAACGTCTTTCAAAAAACGGCGATATTGAGATGTCACAAGCCATTGTGTCACGTCTTTTAGGTACTTGCACGCTTATTCAGGCAGGCGGAAACGATAGACGAGTTTAGAGACGTTTTAAGGCTTTGTGTTAGCGATAATGGATATTTACTCATGTTTGACCATAATCGCGTATTCTAGATACACTACAGCGCCCTACATAGCCATCAGAGCAATATCAAGAGTGAGGAAAAGTGAATACTAGGTTTGAAGAGTGTCATTTTTGCAAAAGATGGCAGCAACGAAAAACCTTTTTGAGCATCACTAAAACGGGGCAGCCGTAAACGCAAAATTAGTTATCGGATTTTCCGATAGTCAAAAATTAGAAAGAGGGTAAATGGCTAAGGTTGACACACTACCTGAATTCTTACGTCCGCTTATGCGTGGCACATCGATTCGTCTTGGACATTGTGCAATATGCGGCAAAACCTACCCACTCAACCAGCATCATATTGTCAGGCGGGGAGCCGGAAAACTCTACCGCTACGGCGTTGAGGTTCCCAAGCCAACAATCACCCTTTGCGGGTCAGGAAACACGAGCGGATGTCACGGGCTAGCACATCAAAACCGCCTGCACTTTCGCTGGGTTACGCAAGAAGCAAAAGCCGATCGCTATGGCATGGACGTACTGGAAGCTGGGCATTGGGAGTACATCGTCTGTGATGAGCCGACTAAATATGCCACCGCGCTTGGTATGGACGGCTGGAAACGAATTTACAACTTATAACAAAGGAGAAAAAATGGTAAAAGGTAACGCACTTACGGATGTGTTTGGTCATATTCTGACAACAGACGAATACACTATCTGTCGTATTACAGAGCTTGAACAGCAGGTAGAGCAGCTAATATCAGAAAATCAGTCACTAAAAACAAAAATTGAACATTTTAAGATACCCCGCCAGATTATCGATATTAGTAAAAAGCAACTTTTCGATCATTTCTTTTTAGAATATCGACTCAATGACAAAGAATATGCCCAAGAACATGATTTTGTTGAATGGGCAGCTAATGCTTGTATAAACCTGCCTTACAAACTTTCACAGGAAGATTTAGTGGAGTTTTTTTCTAGCGAGTTAATAGACTTGTATAACGAGTTGACAGCAAATGACAAGCAATAACTATCCACCAACAACTTACGATGCAGATCCATCTGCTCCATGGAACCAAGAAGTGCTCAAAGTCAGATGCAAGGACTGTAAATATTACTTCACAAACGAAGACTTTATTGCTCCAACACTTGGCATTTGCCTGTGTGGGGCATACAACGGTGAGCTTAAAGACACAGAACTTGTACGTGAGCACTGGAGCTGTGAAGAAGGAGAGACTGACTAATGGATAAACCAAAACCACCAATGCAGGGTTATAAAGCATTCGATAGCGATATGACGTGTCGCGGTTTTCAATACAAGGTAGGCGAAGAATCAATCTACGATGGTAAAATAGATCCTTGCAAGTCTGGGTTTCATTTTTGCAAAAATCCAGCGGACTGTTTCGATTATTACGTGTATGACGGCAGCAAAACAGTAATTTGCAAAGTTGAAGCACGCGGCGAAATTAAAACAGACGATGGTAAAAAATATGTTACAGACAAGTTATTTATTGCTGAACAAATACCTTGGGAACATGTACACAACCTCGTAAATCTTGGTAGAGATTGTACTGGGCTGCGCAACAGCGGCAACCGCAACAGCGGCGACTGCAACAGCGGCGACTGCAACAGCGGCGACTGCAACAGCGGCAACCGCAACAGCGGCGACTGGAACAGCGGCGACTGCAACAGCGGCGACTGCAACAGCGGCAACCGCAACAGCGGCGACTGGAACAAGACAAGCTTTTCAAACGGTGTTCTGTGTACCAAAAAGCCAACCATCCTCATCTTCGACAAGCAAAGCAATCTCACGCTGCAAGAATGGTTGGATACAGAAGCTCACCATCTCATGAACAAGATTGGCTGTATGCCAGAATTCATTTGGGCATCCGATATGACGGATAAAGAGAAAGAAGAGCATCAAGAATACAAGATCTTAGGAGGCTATTTACGTCCTGCTCGTTCTCGTAGCGAAGCAGTAAAAGAGTGGTGGGGCGAGCTTACAGACAAGCAGAAGTTGGTTATTTTTGCTATTCCTAACTTTGATTGTGAAAAGTGGTGTTACATCATGGAATACGACGTGAGCGAAGATTACAAGCGACTGATGAATACAGAGGCTGAATAATGAATACCGATAAAAAACCTTTAAGGTGCTTGAAGAAAAAGCTCGCACAAGAAAGCACACAAGATGATATGTGTGCTGCGATGCTCCAGTCGCTTTTTTGTAGTCTCGATAACACATATAAGACAAATATTTCCGTCAATTTTGAGCGCAAGGAGTGGTAATGGCTACACCTGAACAGCGTAAAGAGATAGGCGAGAAGCTACGTGAAGCAAAAGAAGAGTGTAATCAGCGCGATTATCCATGGATGATAGAAGATTTGATACGTGCACTTGGATTTTTATCATACGAAGACGCAGATGACCAGATATTTGACCGTCTTGCAGACCTCATAGATCCTACGTGCGAAGACCTGTACAGCGATGATAAAACGCACGCATGGCAATTTAAATGCTCGTCATGTGGTTCCACGCTTGATTGTATGGATGATAACGGTGAATCAACTATACAGCTTGATGGCGTAGCGCAAGGAGTTAGCTATTGTCCTCATTGCGGTGCGCGTGTCGTAGAGGAGTAAATAATGGAAAATCTTAAGCAGGAGACACTAGAGATAATGTCCAAGTATGGCAAGGGCATTGATGACATTGCGTTTGTTTGTGGTGATGATTACATCATACCAACGGAGCTATTCTGGAAACGGGCGGATACGGAGTATGAACCAAGCTTTGGCATCGTAGATGTTGCAACAGACTTAAAAGTTGTATTTTGCGATGGCTCTTGGCTTGAGCGTCACAACTACGGCTGCAGCGAGTGGTGGGAGTATAAAAAAACGCCATCAGAAAATGACATGGTACTAGAGCGTGACGTACCATCGCTATTTGGGTGGGATGACACACTGAACGAAATTAGGCAGGGGCTCTAAATGGAATGGATACCAGTAAGTGAGAAGCTTCCTAAAGACGATGCTCCAGTGCTAATTACAGTTGCCATTGACCATGTCGTAAAGATAGGTGTTCCTGGCCACATCGCATTTTACGATTGTGATTGTGGCTGGCAATACACCGGTGGCATGTCAGTTGGATATCCTGTCGTTGCTTGGATGCCACTACCAGAGCCTTATGAGGTGGAGTAGATGACTGCCTTTACTAGTGGCTTACGATCAAGCACAAGTAACGAATGGACAACCCCTAAGTATCTATTTGACGAGCTTAATCGTGAATTTAAGTTTACGGTAGATGCAGCAAGTACACACGAAAATGCACTTGTTGATAAACACTGGACGATTGAAGAAGACGGCCTGTCCCAAAATTGGGACAATGAACGTGTTTGGTGGGGTGGTTTCTTTGGATAACTACCCAACAAGTGAGCGTAAAAAGTTATTGCAAGATGCGCTTGATACCGTATGCGGCACACGAGAAGACCAATACGGAGACATTGAAAATTGCTTTGATGATATAGCTAACCTGTGGACGGTGTATCTAGGTAAGTCTATCTATAGTCGTGATGTAGCCAACATGATGGTGCTGTTAAAAGTAGCTCGTAACAAAAAGACTGGGCATCGTGATAACTGGGTTGATGTTGCAGGGTATGCGGCTTGTGGCGCAGAGATTGAAAATCGAAAATCAGGTGATGAAAAGTGAATGCAGAAGAAGTTTTGTTAATAGCTGCACGGGCGGTCAAAGACAAGCAACGTATTTATGATTACCGTACAGAGAAAATCAATGCGACGGTTAAAAATCAAAAATACCGACCTAGTGTAGCTGGGCAAACATCAAAATCACCGATGGAATCTATTGATCAGATGATAGATAAACAAAACAAAGTATTTAACGAACGTGAAAAAGAGTGCGATTGTATTATCGATACAGCTTGGGATGTATTAGAACAACTATCACGTAGGCGCTCTGTAGAGCTGGAACAGATACTATCTGCACGCTATATGTTTGATGAATCGTGGACGAAAATCGCCCATGCGCATGGTTATAAGTCGCACAACACGGCAGTTGCTAAAGCTAAGCAAGGCATGGAGTGGCTAGACTGTCATTTTGATTTTGCCTATTCATCTGATGGGAAAATTGTCGCTACGCCTGTATTGTAGGCGTGTTCTAGTAGACGAAAATCATTTCCGATAATTAAAGACGCTCAGTGAAAATCGTCTGAATGAAAATCATTTCATCAGATTGTATCTGTGTGCCAAAATCGTGTTTGTGTACTGAGCAAAATGAAAATCGCTACAGCGAAAATCATCCTACCAAAATGAAAATCGCTGTAGCGAAAATCGTTTTTAAAAATCGTTTGCGTAAAAACGAAAATCGTTTCTACAAAAGGAGTGCATCGTGGAACAAAACGTTGCGGTACTTATTGCGTGCTCTACCATTATGATTATCCTTGCGATGATGGTATTACAGCAAAATTTGAAGCAATATATCTTAGACATGTTTATAAAACAAGCCGCAGATAACAATATACAGCGCAATGATATGTTGAGGATGATTAAATGGCTTGTTAGCGGAAGTAAATATGGAGAACAAATTATTGATGAAAACATAAGGTTATTTGACCGCGTTTCCCTTCAGAAAAGCGTCTGGGAGAGGTTGCGTGAAAGTTATTCAGAAGATGATAAAAGAAATTCCTGATTGTGAGTAAAGCCTTCAAAAGGAGCTGTTATGAATACGTTTAAAAAGCAGGCAAAAGGCAAAGCTGTAGAAGCAATATTGACTGGTGAAAAGCTAAATCAAGAAGCAGCAAAGATTTACGACAATGAAAAAGTAATGAACTATATTAAAGAGCAGGCAGACGTTTTTGAAAAAGATCACTGGACTTTGGTTGAAGTCGCAGAAGTCGGCCGTCTCTTGCTGAACTTCTCAACATATTGTTTAGCGGCTAACGGAGTTGGTAAGTCCATAGATGAGCTTTTAGATGGAATTAGCGCTGAGCTTCTTGAGAAAAAGATTGAAAATGCTTCTGGTGAAACGTCTGAAAATGCCTTTACTAAAACGCCTGAAAACGAACATTAAAAGGCGCGCAAAACGTCAAAAATCGAAAACGTATAAATTCAAAATCGGGCTTGAAAATGCATAAAAATCCCCGCTATCCGAAAATGAATAGCGGGGGAGTACTTACTTCTTTTTGTTCTTTTTGGAAAAATTATTCAAATCTGCTTCAACTATACTTAACGGTGTTTGGCTTGCCGCCCACTTCTCAAAACTTTCTGCCTGCTTTTTTTGCTCGTGCTTATAGACAATTACAAACAAAACCACACTAAGCGCGACCAAAAGCATATAAGGCCATGCGATGGATAGCATAAACAAAATAAGAATCAGTAACATATCCATTTATCTACTCACCTTTCAAAATCGTTTGATCAAAATCATAATAGCGCAGTTATTTGGTGGCTTGTCTGCCTTTGCTGTTTGTGGTGGGAAAATGGCGGTGAAATGTAGCTGCACTTCACCGCCTGGTGAAAAACTTAATCAAAGATTATTCGCAAAGCCAAGCATCATATAGCGCGGCTCCGAATCCTAGTCCCAAAATCAAAATGGATTGTGAAAATGTGCGGGGAGTTTTTCGCTCCCCGCTTGGGGAAAATCAGAGTTTTAGAAACCGCGCTCACGAATTTTTGAAATTACGTGCTTCTGATAATAGTTACGGTAGCCTTTGTAAAATGCATTGGATACGCCATTTAAGCCGTAGCATAATTCGTGCTCTATGCCGCTTAAGCCATAATCTAGATAATCGTTTTTTGCGGCGTGCATTCCAGCGCGATAGCGCTTGGCGCCGTTTTGAAAAGCTGTTGAAGTGGTCATGATAAGTCTCCTTTAGTTAGTGGCTGGTATCTTAGTTACTTGCTTAGATTGTGCTCGAAGTCAAATACAACAATTGAATACGCATCTGCTTTGCCCTCGTAGAATGCTGCCATCTTCATATCTCCTTGGGTAAAGGCTCTATGTGCCTGCTTCTCGGACTCGTAAATGTATTGTTTATATAGTTCGATTGTTTCTTGAATGGTCATGATGTATGCTCCTTTACATGTTTGGTTTTTGTGGGTGGCATCCCACATTAGAGACATACGGACTGGGCTATCACTTATCGAGGGCAATAGCTCATAACCTCCAGTCTCTAGAAAACGTGGAGAGGATGGCTAACCCTTCTTAGTGGTGGCTGTCCTCTTCTTTATCTAGCTCAATTAAGAGTCTTATAAAGTCAATTAACAGCCCTGCTACTGATACAATCACCGATATAAGATTAACTAAATCTTGTATATCCATCGTATAACCTCCGGTATATGGGAGGTTTCCGTATGCCCCTAATGCGGGGTGCCCGTTTTGGCGGGCTATACAGTTGTTAAGGTGCGTAGCGGACTATTTAGTCTTCTGTTAAGCTGTATATTAGGCGGTCTGTTTAGACCGCGCAAGAGTTAATGTTTACTTCACAATTCCTACATACTTGTCAGGTGAGCGGATTAACTGGTATTATTAACACTAATACGCGCGCGTATATATACGCGTTCAATAAGGGGGTTTATCTGCATGAATGTAAAACAAGCTATTAGAGCAATGGTAGAGCGGGATGAGCGCAGCGCACAAGCTATATCTTATAGCATGGGACGGTCAAGAGATTATATCCGGAGTTTTACGCGCAAGTCTGGCCGGACTGCGGTTGATTCGTTGCTAATTATTGCTCAGGCATGTGGCTACAAGCTTTGTCTAATAAAAGATAACAATACAATCGAGATAGATGAGCTAGCATACAACAAGCATTAACTTATACACATAACGCATGCCTTATAGCCTGACTGCTGCGCGTGGTCAGGCTTTTTTATTTAGATTTATTTTATAGCCTACTTAGATTATTCAATTCATATTATATAACTATTGCTTTATATACTACCTATGCCCTTGCTATGCCTTAGCTGCCCTGGTCGCTGGACACAACACACATGCTATTGCTGGTTATGCTGGTTATCTTAGCATTTTGCATAAAACAGCCGCATTTTTGTATAAAACACTGTATACCGTATACCCCCCTATGGTGTCTGAACAGGGCAAACGTAGGAGACCGGCGCCAAAAGTTAATAAATTATGCGAATTGCGTTTTAAAACCACTTTTCTACATTTTTAACTCGGCATCCCTTATATTTCCTGCAAATATAGGACACTTTTTGTATAAAATGACCACTTTTCTACAAATTTTGTAGAAAAACAGGGTAAGATTGAAGCAGTTTTCGACAAAACCGGATAAACATAAATAGTTTTCGACAAAAAGTGAGGGGTGAATTGTAGTGCCAAGGGCATTCTCTAAGCGGTTTTACAGGTCTAAGTATTGGATAACTGCACGAGATCTATGTAAGGCTAGGCAACATGGGCTGTGCGCTGATTGTCAAGCCCGTGGGCTGGTTACTCCTATCGAGGAGGTACACCACATCATTCCTCTAACGCCTGAAAACATTACTGATCCTTCAATCACGGTAAACCAAGACAACCTTGTCGGCTTATGCAGGGATTGCCACTTTGCAAGGCATAAAGCTATGGGTACTTACGGGACACCAAAAGAAGTGTCGCCAACAAGAGTCTGGTTCGATGAACAAGGCCGTCCACAAAGAATGGAGAGGATAGATGGTTAAGCTTGATAACACACGTAAAACTAAGCGCTATAAGCTGTTTTCAAAAAACTATGATACAGACGATCCAATCATTGATGATATCCTCGTTGACTATTGCGATATTTGTGAGTTGCTAGATAATGAGCGCTTCATATTACAAAACGAAGGAACAACAGTAGAAGGCTTGCACAAAACGGAGACAAGCCCACATCTACACACCTTCAATAAGCTTATGAGCCAAAAGAAAGCAGCTTTAACTATGTTAAAGGTTGCTACCGCTGTTTCTCCTGCTTCTGGCGATGAGTTGGACAACTTTTTAAGTGAGTAGCAGTGGGCAAAGTGCGGGGCCGTCCAAAGTTAACGGGTGCTGAGCGATATATCAAAGGCGTTTTGTCGGGCAAGATTGTTGCCTCAAAGAAGGTACACGATCTTTGTAAAATAATGGACGAGCGCATTAAACATGGATATAAGAAATGGCGCTATGACCGCGACAAGGCAACGCACCCCGAAAAGTTCATCGAGCAATTCTGTTATATCCCTAGTGGCAAAATTGGGCAGAAATTTAAGTTAGAACTGTACCAAAAGTTCATCATTAACTTAATTTTTGGCTTTGTTGATGCTGATGGAACCAGACAGATAAATGAATCTTTAATTATCATGGCGCGCAAAAACGGCAAGACCAGCCTTGTTGCAGCTATCCAGCAGTATATGTTGGTAGCTGATGGTGAGGGCGCTCCGCAGATTTACTCTATTGCTGTTTCCGAGTCACAGGCTAGTTTGTGCTATGGCGCAGCACTAAAAATGATGCGACAATCACCAACTCTAAAAAAGCGTGAACGCACAGGTACTATCCCAGAGCGTAAGCAGTCTGGAATCATACATGAGAGAAACTATGGATACATCACCACGCTAACCGGTACCCCTAAGTCGCTTGACGGACTTGATACGTATTGTGCTGTGTGTGATGAGATAGCCGCTTGGAAAGACCGCGCACCTTACGACCTTATCTTCCAAAGCATTTCGGCGCGTACTCAACCGTTGATTTTAGAAATTACAACATCTGGTTTTGTCCGCAATTCTATTTATGATTCTCAGTATGAATACGCCGAGGGCTGGTTAAACGGTGAAGTCCAAAACGACCACTTTCTACCAATTATTTGGGAGTTGGATTCTCGTACAGAAGACTGGACAGACGAGAGCTGCTGGATAAAAGCTAACCCAGGGCTGGGAGCGGTTAAAAGCCTTGAATATATGCGATCGTCTGTACAAAAGGCCAAACAAGACCCGTCATATTTGCCTACCGTGCTTACCAAGGATTTTAACATCCCGCAAAATGAAGCTGCTGCATGGCTAACCTGGGAAGAGTGCGGCAGTGATGAATGTATAGATTGGTCAGAAGCTGGGTTTGACTATGGCATTGTGGGCTTTGATGCGTCTGATTCTATCGATCTTACCGCTGCAACCATGCTTTGTATGCGCAAGGACGATGAGAAAATATATGCCCGCCATATGTACTGGATACCAAGCGCTCAACTAGAAGCTTATGAGAATGGAAACGCGCAACGTGGGCGTGATGGTGTGCCATATCGTCTGTGGGAAGCTCAAGGGCTTTTGCGAGTAGTTCCTGGCAATAATGTTCCTAAAAACGTGCTTAATGATTGGATTGTAGAGCTGCGTGATGAGATGGATATTTATACGTTTGCAGCTGGTGTTGACCCGTGGCATATGGATGATTCCACGATGCAGCAACTAGAGTATTTGGTAGGCAAAACACGTGTTGAGCGTGTGCGTCAGGGCGCACAAACGCTATCAGACCCAATGAAGCGCCTACGTGCAGAGTATAAAAGCAAAAATATCATAGATAACAACAACCCCATTCAGCGCTGGTGCAGGATGAACGTAGCAATTAAGCGAGATGTGAACGACAATATCCAGCCTGTAAAGAAGGGATTAGTCCCAGAAAAGCGCATTGACGGGTTTATGTCGGAGCTTATCGCTTATGTTATTCTGCTCAAGCGGGAAGAAGAGTACAAAAGCTATATTTCATAGGCGATTGACCATAACTGACAATAAATGACTTATAAAGGTGCTATATTGATAATGTCGCAGAATTGCGTAGCAACCGCGCGACAGATAACAAACGATAACACGCCCTGCACCAAGGGCGTGTTTTTTATTAGACAAAGTTAGGGTGGTGATATGGGATTATTAGAAACTGTGTTTGGTAATAAAAAGCAACCCGAAAAAATTAGTAGCGTCTATTTTAAGACATTTACAGAATACAACCCTACTTTTTCTACGCTTGGTGGCTCGATTTATGAAGAAGACTTAACCCGTGCATGTATTCACGCATTCGCTACGGCGGCATCAAAGCTAGAACCTCATATTTGCGGTACAAGCAACACCGCAATTGTTAACGCATTCAATACTCACCCAAATGAAAACACTACGTGGAGTGCATTTTTATATCGTATCGCCACAATATATGAGGTTGATTGCACCTGCGCCATTGTCCCGAGCTTTAACAAACAAGGTCAAATCAATGGTCTATATCCGCTTAAATTCGATTTATGCGAGCTTGTGGACTACAACGGTGACATGTGGGCGCGTTTCACATTACCTGCAGGTGATACATTTTCCATTGAAGCGCGCCACGTCTGCATGTTAAGCAAATACCAATATGAATCAGATTACTTTGGTTCGTCAAACGCGTGCGACGGGATGATGCGTCTTCTGCGCGCTCAAGCAGAAGCCGAGAAAAACGCCATTATCCTTGGTTCTAAGGTTTTGTTTATCGCTAAGCAGTCTGGAATGGTCAAACCAGAGGATCAAAATAAGAAGCGCAAAGAATTTGCTGAGGGCAACTTCACAAATAATAGTTCTGGCTTGCTTTTGTATGACCAAACATTTGAGGATGTCCAGCCTATCACGCATAAGCCCTACGTAATCTCTGATAAAGAGATGGAGCGTATCGACAACCACGTATTTAATTACTTTGGTTGCACACAAGAGCTTTTGCAAAACAGGATTACCGAGGAAACATGGGATGGATACTACGAGGGAAAAGTTGAGCCATTCGCAATACAGCTTTCTGATGGTCTAAACAAGATGCTTTTTTCTGTGAGAGAGCAAAAAACAAACCGCGTTAGTTTCACCGCGAATCGCTTGCAATTCATGAGTGCTGCATCAAAGAGAAACATGGTACGTGACATGGTAGATCGCGGTATTTTCTCGATGAATGAAGCACGTGAAATTTTGCAGCTTCCGCCCCTTGAAGGAGCAGAAGCAGAGCTGGGTAAAAAGCACTGGATACGCGGTGAGTATGTCGATATGGCAACTTTGCCTATTCCAGACCCTAAAGACAACCCAGGCAAAGACTTAGGTGGAGATGACCAAGTCTACAACGATACCGACAGCTACGGTACAGACAACAACGGAGAGAGATAATACCATGCCATTTAAAACAGACGGTTCACGTGAGTATCGGTCTTTCTTTGGTAGTTTTTCTACGGTTGGTGATACTGGCTATATCGTAGAAGGCTATGCTACCACCTTCGATGAGCCATATGACTTTGGTGCAGACGGCTGGAAAGAACAAGTACTGCACAGCGCCCTTAATAATGCCGATATGAGCGACGTTATCTTCCAGCTTAACCATGAAGGGCAAACACTTGCACGCTTGCGCAATAAAACACTTGAGCTACGTATTGATGAGCACGGGTTGTATGTCAAGGCAGACCTTGGCGGCTCGCAAGCTGGACGTGATTTATATGAAGCCATTAAAAACGGGCTTATTGATCGTATGAGTTGGGGCTTTGCACTTGCTGAAGATGGCTACCAATACGATTCAGAAACGAAATTAGCGACCATTTCTAAGGTTATTAAGGTTTTCGATGTATCTGCTGTGTCTATCCCCGCAGACCAAGATACCGAAATACACGCGCGTTCTTATCTTGACGGAGTGATTGAGAAAGAGCTACTGGAGCAGCAGCAGCGCGATTTAGCCAAAAGGCAGGCGGCAAAACGTCGCCTTGCTCTGAAGGCTAAAGCTTTGTCAATTTAACAGAAAGGTTAGAACATGGATTTTGAATCTATGGATGTTCGCGCTTACCGCGGGCTGGACGCTAACGCTTATGCGCAGCGTCGTGAGTTTATTATCAACTTGGCTACCAATCTTCCTGAGGACGCTACAGAAGATCAGATGCGCGAGATTGATACAGAGGTTGAGATTATCCGTTCTGAGGATGCCCGCCGCGAGGACGTAGAAAAGCTGCGTGCGGTGAGGGCTGCTAAGGTTTCTTCTGGTAATGGTCTTGTTATTGAGAAGTCTTCAGTTGGTGGTATCCATGAGCTAGACCGCACACAGGAAGCACTAGATTCTGAGGAGTACGAGCGCGTATTTGCAGATTATATTTCTCGTGGTGCAGATATTCCTCATGAGTTTGCACAGTATGCAGAGCGCCAAAACCAAGTAACTACAACTACAGATACTGGTGTCGCAATCCCTACAACTTTGTCTAATCGCATTGTAGAAGAGATGCGCCAACATGGTCTTTTGTATCCTTATGTCACGCAGGACAATGTTCCTGGCGGCGTTGATTATCCTGTAATGAACTTCAAGCCTACTGCTCAGTGGATTACAGAGAACAAGGTTTCTGATACACAAAAGGCAAGTGCAGAGACTATTTCCTTTAAGTACTTTGCTCTGGAAGTTCGTACTGCTCGCTCTTTGCTACAGCACTACACCACGCTTAAAGCTTTTAACGATCGCTATGTAGCTATTGCAGCAGAAGCTATGGGCGATGCTTTGGACTTAGCCATTATCAACGGTACTGGCTCTGGCCAGCCTTTGGGCATTGCCAAAGATCCACGTGTTGTGACTAAGGTAGCCATGAAGGCAGCTGAGATGCCTAAGTGGGACGCATGGCACAAAAACTTTAAGTCCAAGATTAAGCCTGCTTATTCTAATGGCGTGCTCATTATGAACAACGCTACGTTTGAGCAGTATGTAAATGGTATGGTCAACTCTAACGGTGACCCCATTTGCCACACTACCTACGGCGTAAACGGGCAAGAGATTAAGCGCTTCTTGGGCAAGGACATTATTACTGTTGATGACATTATTCTTAAGGATTTTGATAGCGCTGCTAATGCAGATGTATTTGCTATCTATGCCAACCTTAAGGATTACATGATTAACTCTAACCTCCAGATGCGTGCTGACAACTGGGAGGATAAGGACACCAACCAGTTCAAGACCCGCCATCTGCTTATTGCCGATGGTAAGCCTCTGGACGCGGCTGGCATGATTCTTCTTACCAAGGGTGCGGCTAGCTAATCATGGATAAGGAAAAGCTCGTACATGTGCTTGTACTGTCACAATTTATTGATGCCATAACAGGCGATTACCACTATGCGGGCGATGAGTTTGATGTGACGCACAAGCGCATGGAACAGATTAACTCTGCTGGATATGGAAAGCTTGTTGTGGCTTATCCCGATAAGTCGCACGCGAAGTTTGGACATAACAGCAAAAAATAATGAGAGGGTAGACACAATGGCTTTGCTTGATGAGGTGAGAAGTGCTGTTCGTGTGTCCGATGGCTACTATGACCAAGAACTTAAGACCCTGATTGATGCTGCATTGTTTGACATGCAAAACAAAGGCGTTCTTCAACAATTTATCGGAGACGATGAAGACAGTTATCCCGCCATTGTTAAGCAGGCCATTGTTTTATTTGCTAAAGCTAACTTTGGCTTAGACAACGATGAAGCCGACCGCTTTATGAAAACGTATAACACCATTGTTTGTTCTTTGTTAAACGGTACAGGTGGTATTGCAGGAGTTGGTGAGTAATGGCTGGGTGGCGCGATACTATCACTTTTGTTTGCCAGCCTAGTCCAGATACTCAGCTGCAAGACGATGAAGGAAACTTCATCAGACCAGATACCAATAGCCAAGAAAATTTGCGACGCGTCCCATGTAATCGCTTTACTATTTCTGGTGCTACATGGGTCGCTGCCCGCACTACTGGCTTGCAGGCAGATGCAAAAGTGCAACTTCATTCCAACGACTACCGAGGGGAAACCCAAGCTATTTTTGGTGGCGTGAAGATGGATGTTGTGCGTGTTTCAGACAATGGTGAGTTTGTCACCCTTACGCTAGGTAGGCTGGTGCGCAATGAGCAGTAACACTGAGTGTGGCATAGATGATTTCGCACTTGCGTTAGAAGATATTTTGAATAGCGCTGAGCGTCATGTGGTTGACCATGTGTTACCCGATGCTCTAAAAGCTGGCTCAAAAGTGGCCGCCAAAGAGTGGCGCAAAGGCGCAAAAAGCCTATTTAGGACTAACCGTCGTTCTCGCATTAACTATAGAAAGTCAATTAAGACAGACTTAAAGATGTTAGGGCGCGGAGAGCTGGAAGTTACCGTCCATTCTAAAAAGCCTGGTCTTCCGCATCTGCTTGAAAAGGGGCATGCAACCCCTGCACGCACAAAACATGTTGCTGGCAGAACACATATTAAGGCGGCTGCAGAAAGCGGCAAGCAAGAAGTGGAAAAGGTATTAAAGCAACATTTGGATAGGGGATTGATGGAACGATGAATAATCGAGCCTTGGTATACCAGGTCTTGAAGAAAACAGGTCTACCAGTAGCGCAAACGCGTTTTGGTGATTATATTTCTGGTAACGACACAACTATACCGAACAATTCCCTGCCCAATTTGCCCTTTTTAACCTTTAACCATTCTGGCGATACAACCATGTTTGCTGATGGCGCGCGATACGCGGTACTAGAGCGGTTTGTCGTGTCTTTGTGGCTTGATAAGCGACGTGATGATGTCGAGGAAAAAGTTGAAGAAGCAATAAGTAAAAACTTTGGACCATATACTCGCGATCTTGATTATGACGATAAAGAAAAAGCCTATGTCATAGATTACGAGTTCACAATCCACCCAGACGAAGGGAAAAATTAAATGGCAACAGAAGAGAATGTTGGCGTACGTTTTGGTGTTAAAAACGTTCATTACGCGGTCTTGAATGAAAAGACAGGTGCGTATGATACGCCCAAGCCTATTCCAGGCGCGGTAAAGCTTACACTTACGCCTGAGGGTAATGAATCTACGTTTTATGCAGACGATATTCCTTATGTATCGTTTACTACAAACGCTGGTTATTCCATCAGTTTTGACGACGCATATATTACTGAGGAAATGCGTCGCGATCTGTTCGGTGAGGTACAGGACAAGAATAAGGTACAGATTGAAACGTCTGATGCTAAACCTGCTACCGTAGCTCTTATGTGGGAGTTTGATGGCTCTAAGATTTCTAAGCGTGGCTTGCTTTATAAGACGACGTTTTCCCGTCCATCTGAGGAAGGTAACACCAAGACCGATTCCACCACGCCTGATACCCATACCCTAAGCGGAAAGGCTATTCCTTCTACCCAAACTATTGGTTCTGCCAAGCGCGATGTAGTTAAGGCATCTGTTACTAATGAGGAAGCCACGGCTAACATCTACAACAAGTGGTTTGAGAAGGTCTATATTCCTGATAGCACTGTAGCTTAGTTTAGGCTATCTAGTTTTCGTTTTTTAGCTATTCCCCTAGTAGCTGTTATTTGGCTGCTAGGGGAATTTTCGTATACGTATATGTGCTTATCCATCGACTTGTACACCTCCTTTCGGTTTATATCTCCATTCCATGTATAACTCCCCCTTTTTTGGTTGGTGGATAGGCGCATATACGTATAACGGGTGCAAAGTTTGAAAGGGAGACAATGGGCAAGATTGTATTTGACCAATCTGGAGAGCACGAAGCATATTGTACAGCTTGGACGCTTGTCATTTATGAGCAGCAGTTTCACAAAGATATGATTCAAGATGTTTTCGGTCGCATTGATATGAGTAAAACTAGGTATGAGCTTGATTCTAGCGGCGATGTTTTAGCTGTAGATTACACAAACGATAATTGGACTAAAAACATCCAAGCGCTGTGGGCAATGCTGCGTACTGCGTCAGAAATTGGCTTTATGAACGGTGATGTTGCAGAAAACCATCGTATCCCTGATTATGAGCAATGGGTCAAAACAGCTGGAGCGATTGATTCAGATGAAATAGCTACCTTTGTAATCTCTGAGATGCAAAGCGGCTTTTTTCGATCCGCTGCACCTGACAGCGGAACAACCAGTACTCAAGAATAATGACAGCGCTAAGCACACTCACCCCTATACAGACGTTGTAATAACGGCTCTAGAGTGTGGTTTGACGTTGCGCGAAATTATGCAAAGTAGCTACTCAACTGTATTTAACCTGCTTATTGCTTATTCTGACCGCAATGCTCGTGTATCAGAAGCAAATAAAAACAACTCGAATAAAACATTTGTTCGAGAAGCGACCCAAGAAGATATTGACAGATTTTAATAGAGGTGTGGTATGGCTGATGATATTAAAGGCTTAGTCATTAAATTTGGCGGTGATGCTAGTGAGCTTAAGAAGTCTTTGGCCGCAGTTAATAAGGCAGCACGCCAAACACAATCTCAGCTAAGAGCAGTGGGTAGATCTTTAAAGGTTGACCCAAAAAACACAGGGCTTATCAATCGCCAACTCAAGGAGCTGTCAAAAGAAGCCGAGAATACAGCGCTTAAGATGGCCAAAACCAAGCAAAGTATCAAAAAGCTTGGCGCTGAAAAACTTCACTTCTTTGATTCCAATAATGCTAAAGAAGTTACTGCTACTGTAGATGAGTTGGCTAAAAAGACTAAAAACGCTGGTCTTGAAGCAGCGCAAGCATCAAAGCGCTTTGCTGGTATCACACAAGAGCTAGAAAATATCTATGCAGCTAATAATCAAAAAGGCAAAACGCGGCTGCAAGATATGAGCAATAAAGAACTGGTAAGTAAAGAAACCACTTCTTGGCTTGGTGAAGATAAAGCAAACGAGATTATGCGCCTGCGCGAGGCATGGCACCAGGCACAAAGCGAAGCTGAAGCATATGATAAGGTAGTCCAGCTAAACAACATGCGCAGCAGCCTACAGGATGCGAATTTTAAACTGCGTAGCCTTAATGCTGAGATGGTCAAGATAGATAGCCGCTCTAGTTTTGCTAAGCAGTCTCGTGATATTCAAAAGCTGGATAGCTCTATTGCACAATGCGATACGCGTTTAACGTCACTAAAGCAAAACGGAGAGAAACTAGATAGAGCACTTAGGCTTGACCCTAACAATATTGAGATTGCAGCACTTAAGGTAAACAATCTAAAAGAGCAAGAAGAAGCTGCAAAGAACAAAGCAGAGCTTTTAAAACAAAAACTCGACGCTTATAAAAATACTGATGCTTTTTCCAAGGTCAAGAACAGCCAAAAAGACTGGACAGCCGAGGTAAAACGCACCGAGCAAGCCTACGTTGACGCTAAGCAAAAGGTAGATGCTGCTAAAAGTGCAGTTACTGAGATTAAAGAAAAACTGCGCACTATTAACGTTAGGGATGGGGGCAATCACTTAAGTAAGCCGCTTTTACAAGATGATCTCAAAAAGGCAGAGCAAAACGTAAAGTCGCTTGAAGCGTCTATGAAAAAGGCGTTTAACGAAATGGACACAGCACATGCCTGTGCAGAAGTAAAACAAGTTAATGATGAGCTTGTAAAAACAAATGCACAGGCACAAGGCGCTGCAAACGAAATCAAAAAAGTAACCAAGCGCCAAGGATTTTCTTTTGATACATTGTCACGTGTTGGCAGTGTTTTATCTGCAACAGTTACTCCTGCGGTACTTGCCGCTGGGCATGCGTCTGCTGATGCAGCTACCGAGATTGATTCGTCTTTTCGCAACATGAAAAAGACGGTTAACGGTACCCCTGCACAGTTTGAAGAATTGCGTAAAGCAGCAGTTGATTTTTCAACTACTCATGTAACAAGCGCTTCTCAAATTCTAGAGATTGAAGCTTTGGGCGGGCAGCTAGGCGTTGCAGCAGACAAGCTTGGTGCATTTGCAGAGGTTACTTCTAACCTTGATATTGCAACTAACCTTAACGCAGAAGATATTGCTACAAGCTTAGGACAGCTGTCAAACATCATGGGCGACCTTACACATGACAACCTCCCAAGTTTTGCAGATGCTTTGGTACGTCTTGGTAACAATATGCCTACGCAAGAATCTAATATCTTAGAGGTTACCAACCGCATTGCTGCAGCTGGACAGATTTTTGGCTTTACCACGCCTCAAGTTCTTGCATGGGCAACCGCTATTGCTTCAACAGGACAAAACAGTGAAGCGGCAGGTACCGCTATGTCTAAGACGTTTAGTACTATTCAAAGCGTTATTGACGGTACGGCAAAAGACAGCAAGCAAAAGCTAGAACTTATGGCTACAACCGCTGGGTATACGGCAGAGGAATTTACCCAAGCGTGGAAAGAAAAGCCTTCTGATGCTCTTAAAAGCTTTGTTGAAGGTCTTAAAAAGGCATCTGATGGCGGCGAGTCTGTAGATAAGATTTTGTCTAACCTTGGAATTAACTCGGTGCGCCAAAAGCAAGCACTTGAAGGCTTAATGAATACCACAAATGTTTTGGACGATGCCCTCAAGATGAGTAACGATGCTTGGGATGGCGTAAGTGATAAGTGGGGTGCTGCTGGTGACGCTGCACGAGAAGCAGCGCAAAAGTCCGAAGGTTTTTCTGGTGCTTTAGAAAAGATAAAAAATGTAGGCAAAGCTGCGGGTGATTCTTTAGGGCAAGCAATTGCTCCTATGCTTTCTGATTTTGCTGAGGGTGCTAAAGAAGCGTTTGAAGCGTTTGATCGTCTATCAGACAGCGAGAAGAAAAGCATTGTTGCTTCTGCTGTAGTGCTTGGAGCGCTTGGACCAGTGTTAAAGCTAATTTCTGGTATTGGTTTTGGAGCGGTTGAGGTTAAAAAATATTTTGACGGTTTTAACAGCGCGTTTTCTCTAGCCTCAAAAGAGGGGGTATCGCTTTCTAAAGCGCTTGGTACCGTTCAGTCGGGAATGGATGCGGTTCAAGGGAATACGGTAAACCTTACTGGAGCTATGGGTGCTCTAAAGACGCTTGGTATCGTTGCGGTCATAGCTGGGCTTGCCATTTTAGCTAAAGGTTTGTACGACTGTTGGAAGAGAAACGAAGATTTCAAAAAGTCGCTTGACGGTATAGAGAAAGCTACTGATAAAGCCATTGGTCTTAAGCACTATAGAGATAAGTTAGATGACGTAGGAAAAGCAGCAAAGCTATCTTCTAAAAGCTTTGAAGACTTTACAAAGCTCATGCAAGACCACGCAGATGCTATGGAAGAAAACGCTGAAAGCGCTAAGCAAGAGATGGGCATGCTCAATTCAGTAAAAGACGTTCTTCAAGATAGCATTGGTAAAACCGACCTTACGGCAGAAGCAAAAGGGCGGCTTACTTGGGCAATTCAGGAGTACAACAAGGCGACTGGCGAATCCATTACCGCTCAAGATGTCATGAACGGCAAATACACTGATGCCAACGGACAGCTACAAGATTTGTCCGCACATATTGATGAGGTAATCAAGAAGAAAAAGGAAGAAGCACGTATTAACGCGCTAACCAAAAACCTTGAAGAAGCCTACGCTGCGCAAGCCCAAGCACAAGACCAATTTCAAGCAACAAAACAAGAGCGCGATGATTATTACCAAAACCAGCTAAAGTATTTTCATGAGAATAGTGACACAATAAAGAAGAGTGGATTTAAGGGGTCTGCTGAGCAGTGGGCAGAAAAAGCCACTGATACCGCATACAAGCAAAAGATAGACCAAGCCACAGAAGCAGTTGAAAAAAATACTGATGCTGTTAGGCGCAATGAGCAGGCATTGGGAAATGTTGCAAAAGCAGCAAGCGAAACAGCTAAGGGCTACGAAACCCTAGATAAAAAGCTGGAAGAGGCTACGGACGGAATGTTTAATGCACTTCTAAAGCCTGGTATTAGCGTTGCTGATTTGTCACAAAAGCTATCAGATTTAGGTATTGGCGTTGATGATTTTGCACAGCTTAATTCCGACCAACTAAAAAGTATCGCCGAAAACTGGGATGGTAGCACTGCAAGCTTGCTTGAAAACTTAGCCCAACAATCTGACGGGTTTGAGGAAAACAAGGAAGCGATTATTAACGCTCTAGCCGAAGAAGCAGCTGCGTGTGAGGACTTTACTCAAATTGAGATTGGCGATAAGCACTATTCGATCTCTGATGACGGAACAATCTTTGGCAACATTGAAGATTTACAGAGCTTGGCACAGTTTACGATTGGCAACAAGCACTATTGGGTCGATAGTAACGGCACTGTTTTTAACGAAACTGGCGATCTTGGTACGTTAGATGATTTTGTGATTGGAGATAAGCACTACACGATTACAGACGACGGCAGCATAACAACAACGAAGGATGGTGTTCAAAGCGTTATCTCCAAAATTGAATCAGTCCCGCAAAGCCAAACAACGTTTTTTAAGGGTAATGATAAACAACTTAACGATGTAATTAAAGGCGCACGCGAGAAGCTTTCTAGCATTGGTAAAGTTGTAGCTTCTGTTCTTCCTTGGGGACACGCAGCCGGTGGAATTTTACGTAAACACGCTGCAGGTGCTCTTCTTAGCGCAGCAGACGCGCGTAAGCATTTGCGCATGCACGCTGATGGGTTTATTGCGGCACAACCAACGTTTATTACTCCAAAAGATGTTGTTGGTGAAGCTGGGGCTGAAGCTATTATCCCGCTTACGAACAAAAAGTACGTTGCCCCATTTGCAGGAACTGTAGCAGAAGAGATGTTAAAGCGCATTGGTACCATGACGAGTGAACCACAAGTAGACCCTGCTGTATTAGCGTCTTTGGTAGCTCGTGCAGTGCATAATGAACTTGAAGGCTTTGCTCTTGTCGCTGATGGGCGTGAGTGGGCACGTTTTACAAGGAGAAGCATATGAGGTTTGACTTAAAGTACAAATCCTCAACAGGTGAAGTATTTGAGCTTGACCGTGGCGATCTACGGACGCAAAAAGCAATAGATTTAAGAATGGGAGCCTGGGATGTTGACCTAGGCTCCCATTCTCTGCTAAGCGCAAGCCGCAACGCCACAACTGTTAAAACTGAGCTGATTACCTATAACAGAGAAGCACTGGAGCAGTTCAGGGTTGCTTGCGATGCTGATGTGCGTGAGAAAACCGCCGGAGAGCTTATAGCATGTGGAGACTGGAAACAGCGCGCCTATATCACGGGGTTTGATGCGTCGGAAGTTGATGGGGCTAAAGTCAAAGGAAAGCTTACTATCATTTTGTTAGATGGTGTTTGGCGCAAAACTACAGTTCATGAGCTATTAAAACAGTCAGGCAATCAACAAAACGAGTACGGACTGAACTACCCGCATGATTACCCGTTTGACTTTGCGTATACACAAACTGGCACTGATGTTAGCTTTGGTAATGACGCGCTGGCGCGTATTACGTTTTGGGGCGCGTGCAAAAACCCTTATGTCCAGATTGGCAAAAACATTTACGCTGTGGAAAACGTGGATGTCCCAGCCGGTTCACGTTTGGTCATTGACCCTACGCGCATAGGAGATATTGGCCATTCTGTAGAGCTAATCAGTGAATTTGGACAGCGCGAGAATAAATTCGCCAACCGCAGGCGCGGCGCTAAAGGTAGTGGAAGCTACATATTTGAGCGTGTGGAGCGTGGTACGCAAATAATTGCTTGGGGACAAAGCTACGGCATCACAATAGAAGAGATCCAAGAAAGGAGTGAGCCTCCTTGGAGCTTATCGTAACTAATAAGAAACTCGAAGATATAGGTATCTTGGATGTTAAAGGCGATTTTGCCTATGGGATGGATGAAAACGACTTCTCCCTGAGGTGGCAATATGAAGAAACTCCCCCAGAGATTGGAGGAGTTATTTATTGTGAGGGCACAGATGTTGGTGGGATTATCCGCGGGTATGACATCAAAAACAAAGAGTTAAAGCTTATTGGTGATAGCTGGTGTGGAGTCTTAGCAAAACAAGTAGTATCGCCACCACAAGGGCAAGACTATAGGACCGTTAGGGGCGAACTTAATAAAATAGCTAAAGATTTGTGTGATGAATGCGGCCTTGGTGGTTTTGTTGAAGTTATATCCGTTAACAGTGGCATAACCATTGACCACACGTTTAAAGGCGTTAATAAAGATGAGACGCAAAGAGATACAGGGCGCTATATGAGTCTGTGGGCTGCTTTTTGGCAACTTTGTGTTACGTACAATACTAAAGTTCGCGCTACATGGACAGGGAACCCCGTTAAGTTGCGTCTAGAGTTTATGAAAGCAGTTGACTATTCGCAAAGCGATGAGTTGCCCACAAATACTGTTCGTGTAGATATTAAAACTCAAAAGCCCACCAATCATTTGGTTTGTCTTGGGAAAGGCGAGCTGCACAATCGCCAAAGGCTAGATTTATACATGGACGATAAAGGTAATATCTCTAGAACACAAAGCATTTTTGGGCTAGATGCTATGGCAGAACTTTATGATTACTCAAGCTCCGAAACACTAGAAGCAGACGGTAAGAAAAAGCTCAAAGAGCTATGGGAAAAGTCAAAGACCGTATCCATTGATATACCTGATGATTTTGATTTGGTGTTTGATTTGGGGGATAGAGTGGGCGGCGTAGATTTATCTACAGGGATAGCCGCCCACGCCATCATCACCAAGAAGATCGTTAAGGTTCCCGACGGCACAATAACCTATGAAACAACGGTGAAATAATGAGTAAAAACGCGGGCTTTTCCCTGTGGTCTTGTGATGTTATGGGCTGCAAGGAAGAAGCATATATCAAAGATGACCAAAAGGTAAAAACATTCCAAAAGCGAGCTTACGCCGACAAAAACGGAGTGGAGCGTGAGGTGGTGTTATGCCGAAAACATGCTCTGCTATTTGATGCCGCTTATGGGAGTTTTATCTTGGCAGTGCAAAACCTATTAGAGGATAAGAAGGTGAAACAAGACTAATGGCAGTTGAATTAGTAACAGGCTCCGCTAGGCAAGCTCATGTGTCCTCAGACGATATGGCGCACCTCATTGCTGGTATTTTTGGCAAAGAGAGCTATGTATTAGACTCAAGCCTTCCGACACTTGCGTTTCGCGAAGCTAACAGCCTACAAATCCCTGCTTGTGATCTATCAGTAAACGGCAGGCATATAAGGCTTACAGGCACAACAACGCTTATGATTAAATCAGGCGCACAAGCAGCTAAGCGCAATGATTTGGTATGTGTGAAGTATGTAGCTGATCGCTCATCAAGTACTGAAAGCGCAGAGCTCACTGTGGTGTCCGGTAACTCGGTGAGTGCATCGCAAACGCCACGTGATCCTTTTGTCCCCAATCAAGGCAATATCTTAAATGGTGCTCCAGAAGTATTGGTACCTATCATCAGAATTACAGTTAATGGTCTTGCTCCAAGTGCTGAGTGGATTATTTCTAGCATTGCTACGTTGGGGATGCTATCAACAACAGAAACATACAAAAACGGAGAAACTCTACGAGCGGTGCGCTATGGTGCTGTTGTATCGGTAGAAGCATCAGTGACTGTAACAGGATGGGGAAGCAGTTGGTATAGCACGACTGCTGGGACCTTGCCTGTATCAATGCGCCCCAAAGATTCTGTCTACCGCACTTCAGCATGTGATAACAAACAGTACGTAACACGACTCGTTATAGACTCTAATGGAGTAGTAAAAATCCAAGGCATAGGCGGACCGACTACTGACAACCAATATGTGCAGTGCGGCGCGACGTTTCTTGTCGGTGTGTAGTTCTAAGAACAACCAAGGTTAACCAACAGCCGAAAGGCTGTTTTTTATTAGAGAAAGGAACAATATGATACCGAACTTTTTAGATGTGTTTTTGGCACCTGTAAGGGATAACTCTACAGCTCAAATTGCTATGGTGGCTGTGTTGCTGCTTATCCTTATAGATTGGCTACTTGGCTCTTTAGCAGCTATTGCACGCCATGAATACAGCTCTACTATCGCGCGCATTGGTATTGCTCATAAGGCGGGCGAGCTGTGCTTTATTATTCTTGGCATTATCGTTGACGGCATGCTAGGCGGTGGGCTAAATATCGGGTTTACTAGCCCTGTCCTATTGGGTTGTTGCGCATACATAATCATCATGGAGCTGGCAAGTTGCCTTGAAACCATTGGATCTATCAACCCAGAGCTTGCGAATAACCCCTTGTTCCAAGTGCTCAAATCAGTGCAGGAACATGCAGATACGACAGCAAAGAAGAGTGAATAGTCATGGCTTGGTATCCGTGGAAAGCTATTTGGGCAAGTCCTAAAACCTACTCTAACGGCCGTGGTGGCAAAAAGCCTGAATATATCGTAGTCCACTACACAGCATCCCAAGCAAGCGCACGCAATAACTGCATCTATTTCAGCGGTGGTAATCGAAATGCCTCTGCTCACTTTTTCCTTGATGGGTCAGGCACGATTTACCAATCCGTAGCCGAAGGTGATACTGCATGGGCTGTAGGAAATTTTGACTTTAATCAGCGCTCAATTTCCATTGAAACCGTAAGCGACGGACGCGATTTTACGAGTGCTGAAATTGCCGAGCTGAGCTATTTGGTGCAGCACCTTATGAACAAGTATGGTATTCCAGCAAGCCACGTAATCCGCCACTATGATGTAGCTGGGCTTGTGCGCACAGGCAAAACAGTGTCTCCGTGGAAATACTGCCCAGCACCGTATATTAACAACAGCAAATGGAATGCCCTTTGGAAACAAATTACAACTAATACAGGAGATGATGACGAAGTGACGAACGCAGATATTGAGAAGATCGCCGACCGAGTAATGCATAAGGTGTGGGAGTATTTTTGGGCCGGTAACGCAAAAGACAAAGCACGTGGCGTTAATTGCTACGACCGCCTAGCTGCTCTCTACGACAAGATGCATTTTACTGGCTGGGATTATAAGAATACCAATTCTGGCGATACTATGGACATGCATCAAATGCTTGTAGAGTGTCATCAGATGCTTACCGAGCAAGCAAAGCGTATTGATGCACTGGAGAAAAAGAAGTAATGGACGAGTGGACGCTTACAGTTTGGTGCACACTATCGGATAATCCCGGCTTTCGGTACAGCAAAATCCGTGTAGAGCGTTTCGCGAGCAAAGAAGGCGTAATACGCTTCATCGAGGATCGCTATCTTGCGGCTAAAGTTACCTGGAATGACGAACGTAAGCGCTGCAGTATCGTCATTAAAGGCTGACGCTTAGTGAGAAAAAACACATCTGGTGTAACTTCGGACTTAGTTCGGACTTAGCTCGGACTTAGTTTTGATATAATGCCAATGACACGGCTATGACACCTACGGGTTCATGGCCCAGCTGGAAGTACCGTTGTGGTAGCGCGAAACCAGTGGATACCACGGGCGTTTGTAGAGCATGTCCTTACAAACAATAAAGTTTCTGTAGGCTTTAGTCGCGACTATAAAGCCGAAAACCCCTCACTTGTCATATTGGCAGGTGAGGGGTCTTTTTGTTTGTGCAGGTAGACGGCTTGTTATAAGGCGTTTTAAGGCTCTGTAATTTTACAAACAAGTGCTTATACCTACTTTTACCAATTACTAGCATCATCCATCTTGATTACATCCCCAGATGGGGCAGACAGGGCTTTGTCCATTGCTCCAGCTGCATCTACGATTTGAGACAAATCAGTATCGGCATATTTCATAGTCATAGATATATCAGCATGCCCTAATATATCTTGTGCCGTTTTGATATTAAGTGCACGCACTGCAACCGTAGCATATGTATGACGCAAATCATGAAATGTTGGGCGTTTTCCTTGAGTGCCCACTAATCCCCACTCTTTGGCGTGGGCAGTCCACCAATGAGTTAAGTTGGGTGGGTTTAAGTATCTACCGTCTGGATACCCACATACATATAAATCGGGGGAGAACGATAGCCCAGCATTTAAGCACTCTTCTAATATCCTAGAACGTCTATCACTTAACAGCTTGGCAAGTTCTGGCGGCACTGGAACCGTTCTGTCTCTATTTGGCTTTGGTGGCTTAACATATGTGCCTTTGCGTCCAGAGCCAATACTTCTGCATACATGTATCACTTTGGTATTGCTGGCAATTCGTATATCACCCCAACGCAGCCCACAAATCTCACCACGGCGCATGCCCGTGTAATAGGCTATCCATGTCGCTAATACCTCTTGGGTTAGCTCTATGTCATTTAGCCGAGCAACCAATATACGGCGCGATGGCTCATCAAGTGGGTTAGGCGGGACAGAAACTTGTTTTGGCGTGGCTACAGGCTCACATGGTGACCATTCGATAAGGCGGGATACTACGGCGTGCTTAAAACCAGACTTTAATACGTTGTACGCCTTTTTTACCGTATTGGGGGATAACTGTTGTTCATCTCGCAGGTAAGATATAAAACCTTCCACATCATCAGGCGTAGATTCTTCAACTGTTTTATCTTGGAAGTAATGATGAATATATTTGATATATATTTCATACCCACGCATGGTAGTTTCTTCAATATTGTTGCTTGCTGCTTTTGATTCAAGCCATGTTTTTAGATATTCCCATAAGATGTGCGTTGAACTTTTAGTTGAGCTTTGAACTTTTGCTATGTCTAAAGAATTGAACCAAGTTTCTGTGTATCTTCTTGCCTTCTGCTTCCCCGTGCTATCGGTGTCATTACAGGGGACATCAGTCATTATGGATCGCTGTACCCACTTACCATTGAACTTAAAATATGCAATGCCCTGCCAATATTTTCCCCTTTTTCTAGCGTAAAATGATACATGCATTTTCAGGTTCAGCTCCATTTTGTCATTAAATCCGTCATTAAATCCGTCAAGAAAACTCTTTCAGGATTTGTTAAGTTACTTTCTGCGTTTTTTGCTCAATAGCGTTTACCTGCTATTTTATCAAGCATAGCTAGCCTGTCAAGCATATTCAGCTACATTTGGCTTAG